CCTTTTGTGCCAATGTCAACTTGGTCAGAAAAATTTGAAGAATACGGAGATATGTATTAAATTTATAAACCTAAAACAAACCTATGAAATTAGTAAAAATTCAGGCGGAATTAAAAGCGCCCAAAGGACAATTAAACAAATTCGGAAATTATCGTTACCGCAGCGCCGAAGATATTATTGAAGCGGTAAAACCAATACTGCACAAAAACGGTTGCGCGTTAATTATAACCGACGAAATTGTGCAGGTTGCTGACCGCGTTTATGTAAAAGCAACGGCGGCAATATTTGACCAAGACAATATTGACTTTCAATTTACTGCGCACGGTTGGGCGCGTGAAGAAGAAGTAAAAAAAGGAATGGACGCCGCACAAATAACCGGGTCAGCTTCTTCGTATGCCCGCAAATATGCGCTAAACGGACTGTTTGCAATTGACGATACCAAAGACGCAGACGCAACAAACGAACACAAAGACGAAGTTGGGAATGACAGAAGATTGTATTTATTAACTTTGTTGGAATCCACGACATACGACGAACAGGCAAAAGAAAAGTTGGCAATTCGTATTGAAGCATTAACAACAAACGAATCATACGACAAAGCTTTATTAAACCTGCAATCAAACCAAATACAGGACAAAGACCGTATTGCAATGGGTATGAATTACAATCAAACAGACATTAAGAAAACAACAAAAACAAAATAATGCGCGAATATACCATTGAAGAATTAACGAGCAAAGCGGAACGAATGTTGGACTTTTTACAGAAGCCATTGCCTAAAAACGACACGCCTGATTATCACGATTCATTGATTAAACGTTTAGATACTTTAAATATTGCAATGACACAATCAGGTGAATACAGAACCGCCGCAGAATATAAAATTGAATGCGTTATTGACGGGGAAATTGGCGACAAAATCGGTGAAATAATGGACGGCAAACTTGCAACTTCAACTGTCAATATGTGGATAAAAAGCAAGGCGCGTGAATGGTCAAGATTGAAGAACGCATTTGATAGAATAAACGCTTCTTCAGTTCATCAAATAGACGCAATTCGTTCAATTCTTAGTTGGGAAAAAGCCAAAATAAACCTATAAAAAATGAATCAAGAAACCTATCAAGATTACGAAAATGGAATGCAAAATTTGCTTCCAATGGAACGTCAAATGTTATTAGCAAAAGTTTACCATTATTGTTGGTATTCGCCCGAAGCTTATCAGGAACTAAGCGCATACCTTGCAAAATGGGAAAATGAATGTGAATTTAAAGCAGTATTTTTTAATCAGGATTCAGAAGAATCCACAAACCAAATATAAAATGTCAGAAGTAAAAAAAGAATCAATCGGTGCTTGGAAACGTACAACACCAAAAGGCGAAGTAATTAATTTCACAATAAACGGTCAACGTTATAATATGTGGGTAAATGGTTATAAAGACAAACCTGCGCAACCTGACTTCAAAATATATGAAGACAATTATGTTGCACCAACAGAAACAAAACCACAGTCAAAAACGGATTTTAAACCATTGTCAGAAGACGATTTATTTTAATTATGAATGAAGAACTTAAAAACGAATTGGTGCAATGTTATAAAAACAGTTTATCAAGCTTAAAAATGATTCATAAAACGTTAGTAAGTGCGAAAGTTATAACAGAAGATTTTGCAGTTAGTAAAGGCGCAACAGACATCAAACCGCACAGACTAATTGAATTAGTACAGGACGTATTTGAAGCAGACGTTTTGGCTAAGAATAGGAAACAAGGTACAATCTTTGCGCGTAAAGCAAGTGCATATATTTTAAGGAAATACACACAATTGTCTTTAAATGAAATTGCACCTTTAATTGGGGTCGGTGACCATACAACAGTTATTTACAATATTCAAACTGCTTCAGATTTAATTGACACAGAAGATTGGTACAAAGAAAAAATTGACCAAATTGAAGAAGATATTGAAAGTTTTAATAACTTTGTAAGGAAATAAGTAAATGCGTTATGCAACAACGCAGTATCAAATATATTGGGTCAAGGGTTTTACAGGTAGTTGCATTGCCTGTTTGCCTGCGACCCTTTTTTTATTATGGCAATATTTAGAAAAATACACGTCAGCTTTTGGAAGGACGAATTCATTGAAAGTCTGACACCTGAACAGAAGTTTTTTTATTTGTATTTAATGACAAATGACAGGACAACGCAATGCGGCATTTATGAAATTACAATAAAACAAATGTGTTATGATACAGGGTACAATGAAGACACAATTAAAAAACTTATTGAATTCTTTACAAAATGCGGAAAAATTAAGTATTCTTTGGCTACAAAAGAAATTGCAATGAAAAATTGGGCGAAATACAATGATTCAACTTCGCCAAAGGTAAAATCCTGCATAAACAAAGAACTTTTGAAGGTAAAAGATACAGTATTGATACAGTATGCATACAGTATGGATACACATACGCAAGAAGAAGAAGAAGAAGAAGAAGAAGAAGAACAAGAACAAGAACAAATTGATAATAAAACTTTGTTTTTAGATAAAATTGAACCTTTTAAGGGTTTATTAGGGGAATCATACCAAGAATTTATTGATTATTGGTGCGAATCTTCAAAAAGTGGTAAATTGCGTTACCAATCAGAAAAATTTTTTGACATAAAACGCCGGGTTAATACTTGGCTTCAAAACAAATTAAAGTATGGAAATACAAAAAATACTGACCCAACCGCTTCAAGTCGCAAAAGAATGCAAGACTTACAAAATTGGGTTAATAGCTAACGAAGACCTGCCAATTGTTGAAGCTTTTAAAGGCGACAAATTAAACTTGGCTTCACCTGTAATTATAAGGGAAAATTTAGCCTATATTTTTACATTAATAGGGTTAACCCGTTTACCGGACAAAATGGAATTGGAAGTTATTGAAGACTATATTCGTACAACATATCCATATTTTACGGTTCAGGAAATGCGAATAGCTTTTAAAATGGCAGTTCAAGGTCGTTTTGAATGCAATACAGACCACTACGAAAAGTTTTCACCAAAGTATATATCCCAAATTATGAACGCCTACAAAGCCAAAGCAAACGAAATACGTAAGAATTTACCGCCACCGCCTGAAGCGCCTGTGAAACAATTAACAGACGAAGAAATTGTTGAATTTACAAAAAACGATTGGTTGACAGGTAAACGCCAAGACTTTAACCGTGTTTTTAATGCTGACAAAGTATTTGCAATCCTTTTGAAACAAGGTAAATTGAAATTTACACCTGAACAGATATTGGAAACAATTAAGGTTGTACGTGAAGACAATTTATACAGACTTAATCGGTTGAATCCATTGGAAGCCAAAGAGTTTACCAAAAGGGTTAAAAACGAAGACTTTATTGAATCACAATGTAAAAAATTAGCATTAGTCAAATATTTTGAAAATTTATCAAATTAAATATACGAACTACGGTATTTTAAAATACTGTTATACAGACAATTTTATTGACTTTTATTTAAATTATCCTGAAGTCAAAACCAAAGAAAACCGATTATTATTTACAAAACAATTTTATGAAAAAGTGCAACAGGTGCAAAAAGAACTTGGATTGGGACAAATTCAGGAAGGACAGACGTAACCTTGACGGGTATTATGGTTATTGCAGAATATGCAGTAAAGAAAAAACTGAAATATATAAAAACAAAATTAAAGAAGGTACAATAAAAGCATTTTAAATGGACATATCCGCAAACGACCTTACAAAATGGGCGAAGACAAACCTTGAATTAATTGGTTGGCGTTTAAATAGGGTTAACAATATACCATTTGCAAAACGAAAAGGGACAGTTCAAAAAGGTTGGGCGGACTTGCAAGGTTATACTGAAAAAGGTGTTTACGTTGCAGTTGAAGTTAAAAAGTTGGGTGACAAACTAAGCAAAGAACAAAAGGAACGATTAAAAGATATTTTTGAATGTGGGGGGATTGTCTATATTTGTACTGAAGTAGAAAACAAACCTGCTTTAATTGAATGGTCAAAAATAAAATTTTAGCTGAATTTTGGGACTTAAAAGAAGTCAACGAAGCATTTGGCAAAATGCAACCTGAAGAATTGCGGTATGACCTGAAGGCAGAAGTTTTTTTAGTTCTTTGTGAAATGGACGAACAGAAATTAATTGGACTGTATGAACGAAACGAATTAAGATTTTATATTGTACGTACAATGCTGAATATGATTAAAAGCGACAGAAGTACATTTTATAAAAATTACAGAAACCATATTGAATTTGTGGCGGCTGATTTGAACAGGGAAATAAAACGTATAAATGACGAACCAACAGATTTGGTTGACAAATTAGAAAAGAATTTGGAAGGTTTACATTGGTACAATAAAGAAATATTAAAACTATATGCAATTGATTTTAAAAAGAATGCAAAAGAACTAAGCAGAAAAACAGGCATTCCATATATGTCAATTGTTAGAACTATAAATAAAACCAAAAAACAAATGAAACAAAACATACGCAAATGATTTTATCAATTTTAACCGCAGTCTGTGCATCACTATTTATTAACGATATACATAACCTTCCCTATAAATGGAAGGCGAATTTCAAGCCATTTAATTGCGGAAGTTGCTTGGCTGCGTGGCTTGCACCAATACACTATTTCGCACCTGAATTGATACAAAATATTACTTCGTGCTTATTTATTGCCGGATTTTTAGCACCTGTTGTTTCAAAATTAATATGGAATTTATGGAAATAAAACAAGAACACCGCGACTTTTTAGACGCTAATATTAACAATTACGAAAGCGCGCAAAATGGATATATCCGAAATTTGGATTTACCCGAACTTCAAATGTATGAACACATTTACCGTTTATATTTAGACCCTAATTTTTTATTGTCTGTTTGGTGCGGCGCTTGTAAGTTTGATATGATTATGCGTTTATACAATTGGTATGTGGCACAACCAAAACCAACAGAAAACAAAGAAGAAGCAATTATTTCTTTTATTGTTGAAGAACCAAAAAAACGCGGACGTAAACCCAAAACAAATGGCTAATTTTATACACCCAACCGCCATAATTGGCGACAACGTTATTTTAGGCGACAACAACTACATTGGCGCTTTTTGTATTATTGGCGACCCCGCAGAACATAAAAAATATTGGGGTCAAGAAAAAGGCAAAGTAATTATTGGCAACAATAACATTGTTACCGGATTGGTTACAATTGACGCCGGAACTGAAGTGCCAACCATTATTGAAGACGGTTGTTTTATTATGAAACACGCGCATATCGGTCACGATTGCCGAATAATGAATAATGTAACAATAAGCTGCGGCGCAAAGATTGGTGGTCATTCAATTATTGGTGAAGGTTCAAACATTGGACTGAACGCAGTATTACATCAATTCAGTATAATAAAAAAAGGTTGTATGATTGGCGCAAGTGCTTTTTTTAAAGGTGAATCAGAACCCGAAATGAAATATGCCGGTGTGCCTTCGCGCAAACTTGGTTCAAATATAAGAAAATGAATATAGCCGTAATTTTACTAAACCTAAACAGAAACCATTTGGCAAAACGCGTTGTTGACCAAAATTTTAAAAATGCGGGACACAATGCGGATTGTTTTTTGGTTGACAATGGCAGCGACGAAGTGCCGTATGACATTTACAATTGGACAAATTGCAATGTTTCAACAAAGAAACGGGGTATTGCCGCAGGTGTTAACGCCGGCTTAAATATGACACGCGCATACGACGGGGTATGCATATTAGCAAATGACATTCTTTTGCCTGACAATTGGTTGTCAAATTGGGTTATGTTTGCTAAACGTGTGTCAAAAACAGGCATTATTGGAATACATTGTGTTGAAGATTTGCCGCCATTGGTTGACGGAATACATAAAGTACATACACCATTTGGTGACAATTACCTTACAAGGGAACTAATTGATACAATTGGCGGTTACAATACAGAATACGACCCTTATGGAATGCAAGACCGCGATTATGCGGAACGCGCAACGATTGCCGGATTTACAAATTATTACATACCTGATTTACGTTCTGAACATATTGGACACGACGTCGGAAACAATACAGAATATCGTCAAATGAAGGACGAAAGTTTACAACGCGCACAGGCAGTTTGGGAAAAATACCAACCAATTTATCACGAACAAAAAAACCTATATGCGCATTTTAGCAATAACAAGTAACAAAAGCGGTGTTGGTTATCATAGAATCATAATGCCAATAGTCAATATGCAAAAAGATTATTGTTTAATGACCGATACATTAAGCGAAGAAACATTTGAAGGAAATTACGATATTGTCGTTATGAATAGAATGTTGGCTAATATAACACCTGAACAAATGGACGCTTGGCGTACAAAGTACGGTTTTAAATTAGTTGTTGACAATGACGATTATTGGTATTTAGACCCTTCGCACATTTTACACGAACGATATGTTTTAAATAATATTAGTCAGCAAATTATAGATTGGATTCGTATTGCCGACCTTTGCACAGTTACACACGAACGATTAGCTGAAGAAGTAAAGCCATACAATACAAATATTGAAATTGTGCCAAATGCTATTCCATACGGCGAAGAACAGTTTAAGGATTTTAAAAAAGATTCTGACCTTGTAAGGTTATTTTGGTCAGGTTCGGGAACGCACGGCAAAGACTTGGAAATATTACGTAACCCAATGAAGCGTATTAATTTTCCTGTACGTACAGTTATTGCAGGATTCAATGAAGGCGAAAAGCCAATTTGGGACGGAATGATTTGCGCATTTACAAACGGATTGAAACTAAACCCAACTATTTACAATTATAATGCAGTTACCGAATATATGGCGGCTTATTGCGATTCAGATATTTCATTAATACCTTTAATTGATTCAAAGTTTAATTCAATGAAGTCTAATTTGAAGGTACTTGAAACCGCATCAAAGAAGAACCCCGCCATTGTCAGTAACGTACACCCTTACAAGGGATTTTATCCCGCCTGTCACGTCAATAGCCAAAAGGATTGGTATTATTGGATAAAACTGTTAACCAAAGACCCTGACGCCCGTAAAAGCTACGGAAACGCTTTATACGACTATTGCAATAAGAACTTCAATTTACACGAAGTAAATAAACACCGATTCGCTATTTACAATAAACTAATTAGCAATGCCGGTAATTAAATGTTCAAACGGGAAATATAGAATTGGCAACGGTTCTTGTATTTATCAAACAGAAGAAAAAGCGCAAAGCGTATGGGCGGCAATACGTGTTTCAATGGTTGACAGTTACAACGACTATCCACAAGCAGCAAGGGTAAACGCACAAAGAGCAATAAACATACGAAACCAATACGACCGTAATTGCGGAACGCCTGTTGGTTGGGCGCGCGCTAACCAATTAGCAAAGGGCGAAAACATTACAAGGGACACGATTGCAAGAATGTCGTCTTTTGAAAGGCAAAGGGAAAATTCAAAGGGTGACCCAAAAACAGATTGTGGCGCTTTAATGTGGTTGGCTTGGGGTGGCAACGAAGGTGTTGAATGGGCGCAAAGAAAACTTGCTGAAATTGACAAACAAAAATTTGCAGTAGGCATTCCGCATTATACAAAAGACGGTATATTGTGGACAGGTGAAACACATAAAGACGCAGAAGGCAATTTAATGACCGGCGCAGTACATACAGAAGATAGCGAATATTTATACCATAAAGAAGATTTGGCAGAAGTAGGCGAAAGGGGTGCAATCAAAAGTTCACCCAAAGCACCAAAGTCAAAAACACCAAACCCTGAACCAAAAGGTGAAGGAAGTGCAAAAGGTGACGCAAGCGGCAAAAGGGGTGCAAATGTAACCGCAGAACAAGAAAAGACTTTGCAGAATAAGGTCAAAGAGTTTAACGAAAAAGAAAGCAACACAAAGTTTGGCAAAGCTTCATTGGGTGCATTGAAGTCAGTATTTCAAAGGGGATTGGGTGCTTACAATACTTCGCATTCACCTTTGGTAAAATCCGCAGAACAATGGGCGTTTGCAAGGGTAAACGCGTTTTTATATTTGCTGAAGAATGGCAGACCTGAAAACACAAAATACACCACAGATTATGACCTGTTGCCAAACAAACACCCAAAAGCAGAAAAATAAAAAACCATACTAAAATATATTTGAAGTATTTTGGCTACGGTTTAGAAGATTTTATTCCCTGCGAAGTATGCGGACAAAGAGCAGTTGACATTCACCATATAGACGCAAGGGGAATGGGGGGAACGAAAAAAGAAGATACGATTGACAATTTACAGGCTTTATGCAGATATTGCCACGTTGTTATGGGGGACACAAAGACACATTATCAATATTTAAAGGACATTCACAATAAGTTATTAAATGGCAAAGGTTAAACAAGACAGTCGCAAAGTATCATTCGGTAAAAGAAAGCGCGGACACGCGAAAAAAAGTTATAACAAACATAGTCAAAGACCAAAAGCGTACAAAGGTCAGGGACGATAAAACTGTGTTCAAACTGTGTAATTATGGCAAAAAATATATCAGGTTTAAAACCATTTAAGGCGGGCGAAGATTCAAGACGCAACTTAGAAGGGCGACCAAGAAAATACGTTAGTCTGTTAAAAGAACAAGGCTACAAATTAAACGAAATAAACGATTCAATACAGGCGTTAATGTCAATGACCCCAAAGGAATTGGAAGCGGTGACAAAGAACCCGGAAGCAACTGTACTTGAAATGACTGTTGCAAAGGCAATCACTAAGTCAATGAATAATGGAAGTCTTTATTCAATGGACACCTTATTATCCCGTGTTTACGGTAAACCAAAAGAACAGGTTGACGTTCAACAGGATTCACGAATTGAAGTCGTATTTGTTGACGGCAAAACCATTTTGTAAATAGATTACAAAGTGCATATCTTTACATTATGCGCATAGAACTTCCAACACCACATATTAACCAAAGGCAAATATTGGATTCCAATAAACGTTTTATTGTCGTTATGTGCGGACGTCGTTTTGGTAAGTCAGAACTTTCACAGATACTTGGAATCACAGAAGCTTTAAAAGGCGGGTCAGTTGCATACGTAACACCGACATACGGATTGGCACAGGTATTCTTTGAACGCCTGACAAAGACATTGCCATTTAAAAACAATATTTCAAAGCTTAAAATCTATTGTCCCAACGAAGGTTCAATTGAATTCTTTACAGGTGAAAGGTTGGACAACTTGCGCGGTCGCAAATTCCATTTGGTTATTATAGACGAAGCAGCTTTTATTTCAGACCTTGAAGACGGTTGGTCAAATAGCATACGCCCAACACTGACAGATTACGAAGGGCGTGCGGTTTTCCTTTCAACACCACGTGGCAAAAACTTCTTTTATTCCCTGTTTATGAAGCAGGGTGAAAACGATTGGCAAAGCTTTAAATTTAGCACCTACGACAACCCGCACATAAACCCCCGCGAAATAGACGACGCCCGAATACAATTACCTGAAGTTGTATTTAATCAGGAATACTTAGCAGACCCCGCAGAAAATAGCGCCAACCCTTTTGGGAACGCATTTATTAGACGTTGCATTAAACCATTATCAGCACAGACAATTGTTTGTTACGGTATTGACCTTGCAAAGTCTGTTGACTTTACTGTTATCATTGGATTGGATAAGGACGGCAACGTGGCTTATTTTGACCGCTTTCAATTGGATTGGCATAACACAAAGGAAACCATAAAAAGATTGCCGCCTGCGCCTATAATCGTGGATTCAACGGGTGTTGGTGACCCTATTCTTGAAGACTTAATTCGTGAAGGTGTAAACATTGAAGGTTTAAAGTTTACAAGTCAAAGCAAACAACAATTAATGGAAGGTTTAGCTTCAGCCATTCAACAGGCTAAAATTGGATTTCCTGAAGGGGTTATTGTGGACGAATTAGACGTGTTTGAATATCAGTTTACCGCAAACGGTGTAAGGTATTCAGCGCCGTCCGGATTCCACGACGATTGCGTTGTTGCATTGGCTTTGGCTTGGCAGAATCACAATGTTAAGCGCGGTTCAGGTCGTTACGCCTTTGCTTAATCAATCAATACGGGTCAGTTTATCAATCATTTTGAGGCGCAAATATACTTTTACCGGCTCATTTACCGTTTATCCTTATTATTTACCGTTCATCACATTTTTAGAAAATAGTTTGCCAAATGTTTGGAACCTGTGTAATACCTGTGCTATATTTGTGGAACAAAAGCAAATAAGATGAAAACAATTAACGAATCAAAATTAACTAAATACAACTTTACAGTTGTTATTGTTAAAAAAGACGGTTCTTATTCTCAATATGGAAATGGTAGCGTTAAATTAGAGAATGCACAAAAAAACGCAAACTATTGGAATAAGAATTTTAACTTTTCAAGTTACCCTGAAATTGATACTTTTGAAATTGCAATTATAAATAAAAACTAATTACTATCCCCCGCAGGGGTGCGGCTGAACAACGCACATTTAAAACTTATACAATGGCAAATTTAACAATAAAAGAACAATTAACAGGTAAGTCAATTTTTTTAATTAAAGATTGGAGTGCAAATATTTTAGGTGCATTTTTTTGGTATTCAGAAGCAATGGATTTTTTAAATAAATGTGAAAAGGAAACAGACGAAGATTCAGGATACAAATATTTATATACTTTAGAAGAAGTTACATTACAATAAATTTAGCACATTCCCAACATATTATTGATAAAACTATTATCATAAAAATTTATTTAACCCGTTAGCGCTTGACATAATCGCTTCAGCGCGCTGCGTTAAGCTTTCAATTTGGTTCTT